GGGTGTCTGGGTCGCGCTTCTCCACGAACCTGCGGTACGTCCAGTGCGTCTTGCTCGGCGGGTTGCAGTCGTAGTAGGCCCGCAGCCTGAGCGTGACAGGCTCGCGGCCCTCGATGACCTGCGTGGCCTTCTGCGCAAGGCGCGTCAGGGCCGTGTCGATGCTCGAGAGCGGTATCTGGCTGCACTCGTTGAAGTACAGCGTGGCGAACTCCTGGCCGAGAATCTTCTCGGTTCGGTCCTTGTCGTCCAGTCCAGCGAACCAGATCTGCGAACCGCCTGGAAGGCTGACGTAGCCGTCCTGCTGGTGCATGTCCCACGCCACACCGGGGAACGCTGCGCGCATCACCTTGGGGAACGTGTCCAGCACGACGCTGGCTTTCAGGTGGTTGTAGCGGAACCGGAAGATCGCGTGCCTAGAGTTCGGTGCCTTCAGCGCTCGCATCACCACGTTGCGGGTCAGCAGAAACGTCTTGCCCGAGCGCGAGCCGCCGAACAGCATCAGGTGCGTGGAGTCGCCGCTCAGGATGCGCTGGGCCTCCTGCTGGCGGGCGGTTAGCTGGAATGCCATCAGACGCGCTCAGAGTTTTTCGTCGTCATTCTGAGCAATGAGTTTCACCGCGCCGCCGTCGTGGCCTGCGAGTTTCAGGGTATCGCCATATTTCTTCGGCGCAAGTTTCGACAACAGCCACTTGCGAGTATCTACCTGCAGTTTGTGCTTCTGGATTGCGGCCCAATCCTTTTTGCCATCGACAATTTCCGGGTCTTGGTCGGATATATCCATCAGGTCGGCCGCGATTTTCTCGATGAAATTCTCGCGTGCGTGCGCGTACTTCTCGGCCAGCGCGGCGTCCTCCGCAACCCAGCCCATGAACGTGCTGTTCTTCACGCCGGCCCTCTCGCACGCCTTCCAGCAACTCATGCCGGATTCCATGTTCGCCAGGACGGCGTCGGCCTGCTTGGTGCGCTCTGGGCTTCCGGGCTTGGTTCTCATGGTCTTTCCTCTGCTAGGTTAGCGTCCGCTCACGTTAGTGACCACTCAGGGACACAGGGACACCAGGGACGCCGGTTTCCTATATTACCCTCGCGTGTTCACGCTTGCGCATCCTTACGCGCTTCTTACGTGTCACTTGCTATCTCTCTTATCATTTCATCTTTTTCTATATAAGTGTCCCTAGTGTCCCTACTGTCCCTTTTACGAGGGAAAAAATACAGGGACACTACAGGGACACTAGGGACGGTTTCGGCTTCCCCAAGGCTCTGGAGCGAGCAAAGTTCGCCCGCCGTTCGTCTTTCGGCTCATCCCTCCGTTGCGCTGCCGGATCAGATGAGCTGCGCGCGTGGCCTCCGCTTGCGAACAAGTGTCCCTGCCGAGTTCGATTAGAACCTCCGTTGCCGACCTCCAGCGCCATGCGGCAGGCGGTTCGTTCCAGCGCAGGCCGGACGCGATGAGTTCCTCGATTGGGTCGATAACCTCGTAGGACTTGTTGTTCTCCTCTAGCGTCTGGTGCTCATCAGCCTGCAGCACCCACGGCTCGCCGGACCTGTACAGCGTCAGCACCTCGGCCCACAGCTGCTGCATGTTGATGCCGTGGTCATACTCAAGGGATTTGCACTCGATAACCCAGAATCTGCGGTTTCCGGTCTGGTCGTGAAGAAACTCTTTCGGGTTGACGCTGGCGAAGAATACCGTGCGTCTGGCAAATTCAGATTCCCGCCTCGCATATGCCCTGCGGAGAATATCCTTGTCCCGTGTCAGAAAAGCCTTGAGCTGTGCAATATCTGATTTCCGAAACGTCGCGTCGAGCTCGCCGAGCTCCACAATCCAATGGCTGACGATCTGTTTCACACTGTCTCGGTCGTCGGCCCGCAGCATCATCCCGTCCTGCAGCACGTGGCGCAGTTCAGGAGGCACGAGGCGCTTGAACCATGCCGTCTTGCCCATGTACTGCGCGCCCTGGAACACAAGCACGCCGTGTGCCGACACGCCTTCCGGGTTGAACGCGGCGGCTACGGCCGAGATCAGCCAGCGGCGTAGGATGGTGTTCTTGAGGTTCTCGTCGCCTTCGGCGGCCACCGTATCGTAGAGATCCTGCAGCCTGCTCTGTCCGTCCCAGGGCTGGCTTGTGATCCAGTTCGCCACGGGGTTGTGCAGGTTCTGGTCGGCCATGTAAGTGACGTAATCGCCCACCTTGCCGGTTGGCATGCGCAGTCTCTCGCACCACGACATCAGCCACGCCAGCGAGGCGTTGGCGCGATTGTCCAGCGAGAACGCTTGGTTCGGGATGAGAAGCTCCTCCTCCTTGCTGATGACGTTGTACCGCACGATCACGCCCAGCCTGCGGCAGATTTCGGTCAGGTTCTCTACCGTGCCCAGTGGGCGGCCCCGGTACTCGTCGGGAAGCGGGTCGGTGATGGCTGTGATCTCGCCGGTTGCTGAATCGATCACTTCGCCATTTCCGGCGGCTAACGGCGTCTCTTGTCGGCTAACGGCTGCAACCGGCGCGGCAATAGCCCGCACAGCAGACTGTGCCACGCGCGCTCGAGGCGGAAGTTTCATCCCGAGCGATTCGGCGGCGGCTTTGACGGCCTTGCTGATGTCCCCGCCATGCTCGTAGTACCGAAACAGATCGAACGCCCCCACCAGCTGCCCCGACTCGTCGCTGCCCAGCGGGTCGCTCGCGTGATGAATCCACGCCTTGCCGTCAAAGATCACAACGCCGGCCAGGCCGGTGCTCGAGTGTGGAGACAGCCACCGCTTACCCTGCGGCCGATAGCCGTACCGTGTCAGCGCCGATTCGATGGAGTTCGCCTGATCGTATGCGTCGATCACGCTCGGCGTGGTATCGTTGGCAGGCCGGCGCGTTTTCGGAGGCTTCGGTGTCGGCCGCTGAACCGCCCACGGGCACAGGCCCTGCAGCTGCGGCTTGAGAGCGTCCCAGTTTTTCCAGACTGCCAGCAGCCACGCTGGCGGCTCCGGAATCTCTCCGTTTGGCTTTGTCAGCCAGATGTAGGGCTGGTCTGTCTTTGGATGAATGCTCGGCGGCAGGACGTCTTGCACTTGCTCATCGACCGCGCCGCGAATCTCGAAGACGGTGATGCGCCTGTAAGGCTCAGCCTCAATGTCTCGAATCCTCTTGCCCTCTTGCAAATCTCCTGCGGCCTCTGCGGCAATCGCTTTTTCAATGATGCCGCTGTGAATTGTTCCGTCAGGGTCTAGTTTGTTCGGCCACGCAATCGATTTTCGGTGGAATTCCATGCCCTCCGGCACACGGAATAGCATCCGATAGTTCGGAGCCTTGCCCTGCACGGTCGGCACCTGCTGCCGCAGCTTCTCAAGATCCCACCCGAACTCATCGCACAGGATCTGCATCGCCTCCACGTTGTCAACGTCGAAGGTCACCAGCCCAGATGGGCCGAGCGCCACACCGATGTTCCACGAAGGATTGCGCTCGTAGTATTGGCGCGCCGCCTCAGGAGTGGTCAGGCAATCTTTAAGTCCCCAGTCTTTCTTCAGTGGCCGCTTGGTTTTGGGCGGCAGCGGAACCAAAGCGAGGCCGTACTTGCGCACATAAGCGGCAGCGTAGTCTGCAGTGGTGGCCATGGTTAAACTGGCCCCAAGTCTTTGTGACTAACGCAAACTGGGTCTTCACCAGACAGTTTCCAGGCGATAGACCACGCCCGTTTTTGCTCTTCAGTTGGCTCACATCCGCGCCACGTGACAGTCAGTAGTCCTTTGCGGTCGCTGATTCCATCAATCAGAAGTTCAGCCTGCGGAGCTGAAATTCCATAGATTTGGCAAAACGTAGAGAGCGTTTTTCTCAGGCGATCGACTCGCCATCCTTCGGCCTCGGGCCGATATGTATCGATGCGCATTGCATCCTCCAACGGGCACTACTATGCGCCTTCTGCGCGCCCGCTGGCCGGCCCAAACAACCAGCGGGGGGTGGTCAGTATAGCCCGCTCATGCGGGCGGTCGTCAAGCCTCAGAACGGGATATCGTCCTCCATGCTGTCAAACCCAGTGCCGCTCGATGGGCGCGGCGCAGTCTCCCGAGCCCTGCGTTCCGCGATGGCCCGTGCGTCCTGTTCGGCCTGAGACGGACGACGAGGTGCGGCCGGTGCTGGCGCTGCCGCAGGAGCCGGAGCAGGCGCGTATCCGGGCTGGGCGTCTTTGGGCTGCACGCTCAGGCTCATGTACTTCTGCCCCTCGAGCTTCGTGCCCTCGCGTCCCTCCTTGATCCAGGCCGACAGCCAGTATTCGACCCCAGCCACGTTGATTGAGCCACGGTAATCCGGCCTCGATTCGTTGCCCTGCTTGTCGTTGCGGGTGAGCATGCCCCGGTTGGTGTTGTCATACTGAGTCATGATCTGATAGTCCTGATGGAGACGCCGTGGTGATTGGCGGTTAGCGTCTGTTGCCCGCCGAACTCTCTATGCAATTGATCTGCGATTTCTTCGTGGAACCCTCTGTTGATCAACATCACAGCATCGATGATGTCCTCAACTTGGATCATGGGTTCCGATTGGATTTGCAGTTCGTACTCAATCCTGGTCCCGTTGTTTGGGCAGATTGCGAAGAACTTCGTGCTGTATGTGTTCATGCGAACCCCTCTAAAGTGGTCTGCTGCGCCGAGCCAGTCCAGCGCGGTGCGGAGTTGTGTGCTTCGATTCGTGCCGCAATGACCTCCGCGCGCTGCGCTCTGGTTGGTGGTTGATACATGCCAAAGCGCGAGAGAGAACCCGAGTTCACTGCGGCGTTTGTTGAGTCAGCCGAACTCAGCGGCACATGCCGGAAGATGTCAGGATCAAGCATCCGCAGTCCGTGCAGTTTGCAGCGCGGTCGTCCGCGCTCGTCGCACACCACAGCCATTGCGTCTGTCATTCTGCTCCACCATGCCTGCGTTCCGGGTGTCCGGTATTGACCAGATGAACCTAGCGCCACCGTGCGCCACCGTTCGGACAGCCTACGCAAGCGGTCAAGACCCTCGTGCATGTGCCACACAGGCACGCCAGCGACGTGTGCGGGCCACTGATCCAGCAGCGCGTCGTTGTCTCGCTCGTCTCCATCGATCACATCAGGGATCAGCGCCCAGTCGAAACCGGGGTGAAGATGCCACTCTTCGCACCACGCGATGTAGCCGGGAACATCAACCGAGCCGCCCTGCGTCCATGCAGTGAACGCTCCGTTGTCCAGCACAAACGACTGGCACAGATCGGCAACGACTGCGATGTCATCTGGATAGCTAAACGGCACAAGCGCGTGCCGACCCTGTAGAAACCTGACGGCCTCTTGCCTTGGGCCTCCCACTGGCGTGCCGTGGTAGTGAATCATTCTTCGTCAGCCTGTCGCGCCCTGCGGCGTGGCCGCTGGTTGATGGGCCTGCGCCCGAGGTGAAACTGATGGCAGAAAGTGCAGTGGTACACCTGCCGAGACTTGCCGCGCCTGGTGCCACGCACGGCGACGAGCTGGGCCTGAGTGAACGATGAAAAACTGACCTTACCATCGCACGCCGATGCCCGGTACGTGTCGCGTGGCGAGTGCGCGGGTTGGTGGTCGCTCACGGCTCCCCCAGCAACGCTAGTGCATCCTCCACCGACTGCACGATCCCCGCAACGCCGCCGTTGGCCTGGCACGCGCCTATGAGCATCTCCTGCTCGACCGTGCCGCGCCTGACCCCAGGCCGCTTGCACTCCAGCAGGAACAGCCTGCCATCGGTGAGCTGCCCGAGGTAATCGCTCGCGCCCCTGGTGATGCCGCTGTGGCCGCGCATGTACAGCCGGTAGAACACCGTGTAGCGATCCCCGTCCTGCACCGCGCCAGAGTTCAGGCGCATGAACCACGCCACGCGCCGATGAACCCGCAGCATGTCGAACACTGCGCGCATGACGTCGGCCTCGGTGCCGTCTGCTGACGGTTTCCGTGGAGCACGCGGTTTCGGCGGCGGCGGTGCAGTGAGCTCGACCCGTGGCCTGTCACTGAGTGCGGCGTAGAGGTCCATGCTCTGCTGGTTGCGGGCGATGGTTTCGCGGAGGGTTTCGCGGCGGCGGGTCATGCGAGATGCTCCGCGATGCGCCGACCGATCCACCGCACCACGGGCACTGCCCAGGAATTGCCGAGGGCCTTGTAGCGCGGGCCGTCGGGGCACTCGCTTGCGGGATTCTTGCGCCAGGGGATGGCGGTGTAGCCGTCTGGGAACCCCTGCAGGCGCTCGCACTCCACGGGTGTCAGGCGGCGCACCTGCATGGACACAGGCGGCAGCACGCACGCACCCTCGCCACCGGCATCTCGGCGTAAGCAGTTGGCAAGGTCGTCGCCAACTTTGGGGGTTGTGTCGTCTTGGACGAAGACTGCTGCTACCGCATGGCTGTGCCCCTTGGTAAGCGTGTAGCTCGGCGCACCCGGCTCAAAGTCCCCGAAAGAGTGATTGTCCGATCTGCCAATGTGATTCATGGTGTCAATGGGGAACGCCACCGCCACCCCCTGCGTAGCGTGCGTGTCCACGGTGTACGCCGTTCCGTCGTCGTTCCATCCGCGCCCGTTCTGGGCCTTGCTCATGGCGCGAACGTCCTGCAACGCTACCGCCACCGTAGCCGCGCCGCCCTTTGACCCGCAGCCCATCGCGTGCGTGCTGCCATCGCTGCTGCTGATCGGGTCTTGGGTGGGGTGGAAGGCGATGTAGTTCTGCTGCTGCGCGCCAGCATCAGCTGCCAGCGCACCGACCACCTGACCGTCGCCGCCGATCTGACGCACCTCGCTGCGGCTGTTCTGCGTGAACGCCACCGGCTGCATCACCGCCGTCGTGGTGCTGTTCTCCACACCGCTTGGGATGAGTGCACGCAGGCTGCTGGACAGGTCGGTGAGGCTCGCCACGCTGGCCGTGCCGTCGGTGCCGTGGAGGGTGACACCGACAGGCCCATCGAAGCCGCCACCGATGGTAGGAATCAGCATCGGTCCCGAGCTGGTGTCGCTGCTGTCGGGCTGCTTGCCGTAGTTGCTGGTCAGCGTGGGAGCGATGTCACGATGCACCGGCACCAGCGGCGTCCCCCGCCCCGTGCCGTCCTCGCTGGCGTCAAAGCCTTCGCCGCGCAGGGAGTGGGTGACATCGAAGCCGCCCCCGATGGTAGGAATCAGCGTCTCCGATTCCGCATCCAGCCGCCGCTGCCCCCCCGCGTTGAGGCACATGGAAACGACCTGTAGCGACTCGCAACTGTCTACGTCTCGTCCGGGTCCGTTCGCGCCACCGCCGTTAGCGCAGCCAGCAATTGTGGGGGCAGGGCTTTGCCCCGCTTCTCTGCTCGGCGCAGAATCCCGGCGCACGCCGTCGAACTCAAGAAGAACCGCTGCGGGATCGAACCCGTCTCGAGCACTTGCGACAACGAACACACGCTTGCGTCGTTGGGCCAGGCCGAAGTATTGGGCATCAAGGATCCGCCACGCAACTGTTCTTTCGGGTCCAGCAACCACACCCGCGTCGGTCCACCCGGTCGCGGCCAGCGGGTCGATGGGGGTATCGCATCCAGCAAGCGC